CACGCGGGCTAGAACCAACTTAATTGGGAATATTTATTTTTTTGTCGAGCATAATATATATAACATGCTAAGTTTTCGCGATGGAGTTCCAGTCGCTATTGTCAAGGGCGGGCAGGATAATAACAAAATAATTTACGTCGATAGCGCAGCTCAGGGGCTTGAGCGAGCGGAGCGCGAATATCTGGTGCCGTTCGAGCCAGATGTAGGTCAAGCGCACGGGCTTGAACCGACCCAAGGAATTTTACAGCCTCTGCCACAGTTCAACAAATCAGAAAGATGCTACATCGCTGCGCAGACGGGAGCCGGTAAAACGTACTACACTAGGAAATACCTCGAGCAACTCCTAAAAGTATACCCAAAGAAGCAAATATTCGTGTTCTCAGATGTTGAGAAAGACCCTGAATTGGACGTATTAGGCAAAAATATAGTGAGGTTCAAGCTGGACGACGAATTGCTGGAGAAAGACCCAATAAAACCAGACAAATTTAAGGGGTCCGTGTGTGTATTCGACGACATAGACTCAATACAGAACCCCAAATTGCTGAAGTACGTACAGACCCTACGCGATGCCATATTGCGACGTGGCAGGCACGAGGACATATCCTGTATAGTCACCAGCCATTTGCTCACGAACTATAGAGATACTCGAATAGTATTAAACGAGGCCAACACAATCACAGTATTCTGTCGTAGCGGGTCGACCTTTGGAGTGAAATACCTCCTGCAAAAGTATTGCGGGTTCGACAAATCCCAGATAGACCAAATTCTGAAGATTCCAAGCCGGTGGATAACGATTTATAAGAATCATCCCATGTATATAGCTCACGAGAAGGGCATTTATCTAGTTTAAATCCGCGAATTTAAACGGGAGAAAGTTTTCTTGAACGATATATACATGAACAAGCTATTGAGCCACCTGAATTCGATCCCATTCTCAGGGAGCAACATACTGGATGCCTTGGACGGACAGACTAAAGTTATGCGCTATTCGGCCCTACACACTTTTAATACCATAGACGAGGTATTGGCACCCTACGACTGCGCTGTGATCCTCTATGAAACACGTCCAAAATTTGGGCACTGGGTATGTATCTACTTGGATAGAGCGGTTCAAGCACGCGGGCTCGAACCCGTCCTAGAATTCTTTGACCCTTACGGCGGATTTATCGATACCCAATTGGACCACATTCCAGCTGAATTTAAGCGGCAAACATTCCAGGATTTCCCATATCTCAGTAAACTATTAGTTGAGTCCCCGTATACGATCCAGTGGAATAATAAGCCCCTACAGAAATTTAACGATTCGGTCAATTCGTGCGGCCGGCATGTATCCTTGAGACTAGTTATGCGCGATGTCCCCATACGAGAATATCAGCAATTTCTGCTAAACAAGTCTGGCGGCTCTCTAAATCCGGATAACGTAGTATCGATGCTCACCGCATTTATTTAGATAAAAACTTTCTTCCGTTCAAGAAAAACTTTCTTCCGTTCAAGAAAAACTTTCTTCCGTTCAAGAAAAACTTTCTTGAACACTATATATAATACTGTTATCGAATCATGCTGTCGGCCAAAAAGCGGTACTACTACGATATTACCATTTCCAACAATTCATACACGAATCCGGACGGAAATCTATACAAGGCTAAATTCTCGGAGACTCGCGACTCTCCCCTATTCGACGACGCTCCCAATAAATATTGCCTCAGCGTGGTGCGATTCACGGTCCCCAGCAGTTTGATCCCATATCAGTATGTTTCCACGATATTTGATGCTACCAACCCAGCCAACCCCAACAAGATGACATACTCGATTTCTATGAGCTTCGCAGGCATAGTTTACCGGGAATATCTCCAATGGGTGCCACAAGCTGCGGTACCTGTTCCGCAACCTCCTCCGCCATTCGGCCCCGACCTTAGATTCAAGGATGAGCTATTCAATGCCTACTACGCGCTCTATAGCCTTACCCACTTGTGCGAGATAATCAATCGTGCATTCGAGGACTGCTTTAATGTGAATATCCTGCCGTTGCTGCCTGCTCCTGCTCCAGGAACCGCGTATAAGGCTCCGTACATTACCTTTGATGGGGCAACTGAGTTGTTTACGCTCTGGGTGTCTAATCTGTTCGTGGGCATTGCTCCTTCTATTGTGCTGGGCGGCAACTACCTGTTCAACTCGAATTTCAACACTTCGTGGAATACCGTAGCGCTGTCCGTTGGGGCTCTCGATGGCTTGGACTTTAAATGGATATTCCTGGCCAATGACCAAAATACGATAGTTGATCCCACTGCGGCTGGAGGCTTCACATACAAGTTTCAGCAAGAGTTCGACACGACAGGCTCAATATCGAAATTCCAGTCTCTGTTGTTTGTATCCCCTACTCTGCCATGTAATACGGACATAGTCTCTAATGCCTCTGTACCTCAGGGGGTAGGCAACAACTTTGGGTCAGTAGCTGGCGGCTTCATTCCTCTGATTACCGATTTCGAAATAGATCAGTCCACAGTGCGAAATAAGCAGGGATTCATTCACTATGTCCCCAGCGCGGAATATAGGAGGCTCACTATGCGAGGAAACCGGCCAATTACGCAGATAGACATAGGCATATTCTGGAAGGACATATTTGGCAATATCTACAGCTTGTACATAGAGGCTAACTCGGCAGCCACGATAAAAATCCTATTCGAGGAGCAATAGTTCGAGTACACGGGGAACCAATATTTATTTTTTTGGGTTATTTTATTTAATTCTAGAAAGTTTTCTAGAATAGTATATAAGCTAATTAAATCAGTCAGAGCATGTCCCTGAACGTAACTCCCCTCCCAGTTAAAGCCGTGCTCGATCCTCGTTTGGACATCGTTGCGCAGAAAGACTACATTGCCGTCAAGGGCGCTGAGGTTAACAACTTTCAAACCTTCAACGCGACTAATATCAACAATAGCAGTTTCCAGATCACTGCGAACCCCCCGAACGCAGGAATCGTTATCTCTAGGCTGGTGCTGAAGCGTGTCTCCTTCCAATGGCAGATTACTGGCGTCAATACCTCTGGCGGCACTCTGCTCAACGCGGGCTTCATTGGTCCTCGCTGTATGCCCCTTACTTGCTGTACTCAGTCTGAGGGCGTTTCTATCAATAATGACACTATCACTGTCTCCCCCCTGAGTCAGTTTGCTCGTAGCTTGCTACATTACCGGAATAGCCACGATGATCGCTTCGGCCCTCTGTCTCTGGCTCCGTCTATGCTTGACCAGTTTCAGGACTATGCGGACGGCGCTGGCAGCGTGAGGAACCCCCTTGCGGCCTATGGCGACAACTCGTATGAGCAGACCCGAGGCAGCTACGTTGGCTTCACGATTGATCCTCAGGTTCCCGGCAATACTGTTGCAACAGGTTCTCTCGAAACCTACGAACCTATCATGATGTCTCCATTCGTTTGGGGCGAGCGTGCCAACTACTATTCGGGATTCGCAGGTATCACCAACATGGCATACACTGCCACCCTTGGAGACTTGTCGCGCATTCTCTCTATCCAGCAGGGTCAGGGTGCTCCTCCCGGACAAATCGTGCTGGGGGCCCCGGTAGTGAACGTTGTTGCGGCATCGCTCCTGTTCAACTTCCTTACCCCTCCCGCAGTCATGCCAGTACCGCGAAATATCGAGACATCGTTCTTCTCGCTGGTATCGTACCCTACTCGCTCATTGGTTCCGGTGGCTCCGGGCGGGCAGATTCAGCTCACACTTTCGTCGATCCAAATCGCAAGTATCCCCAAACGCGTATACATCTTTGCCAAGCGGGATGACAGCCAAGAGACGGCATTCACGAGCGATACCTATCTGTCCATCGCTACGGGTGTGAATCCGTTGACCATCACCTGGAATAACAATCAGCTGCTGTCTACTAGCACGACGGCGGATCTCTACAATATCGCGGTCAAGAATGGATGTAATCAGAGCTGGACTCAGTGGACATCCCGTACCGGCTCCGTGCTGGCTCTTGACTTCGGCACAGATCTTGGCCTGCCTAGCGATCAAAGCCCGGGAAGCTTGGGTTCGTACCAGTTCTCGCTGACTTGCGCATTCACAAATACGTCGACTCAGGCGGTTCTGCCAACTCTGTACGCGGTTATCGTGAGCGAAGGCGTTTTCAGCATCCGCGATCAATCGGCATCCCACATGTTGGGAGTTCTCAGCGCATCGGACGTGCTCAATGCAGAGATGTTGCCTTCGGGATCTTACCGCAGATCGGACGACATATATGGCGGGAAATTCGAGGCGATCAAGCATTTCTTTCAGAAGGCTGGCAAGTTCATCAAAGATCACAAGCTGGTGTCGCGAGGCCTCTCCCTTATTCCGGACCCCCGGGCGCAAATGGCTTCTCGTGCGGCATCGGCGCTTGGGTTCGGCATGTCAGGCGGCAGCGTAGACGATTACGGTGGCAGCTTGGCGGTGGGTCAAGTACGCGGACTCGACCACGATGACGCTCCGGCTCCTCGTCCTAGGGGGCGCCCCAAGAAGGCCATTTCGGCTGACAAGGCTAAGTCTGGCATGAATCTGTCGGATCTGGCTTAATCCCATGTCAAAAAAAAAATAATACGCAATGGGAAGAACTTCTAGTTTTTCCCTTATCGCTTAATCTGGGGCTGCGGCGAATACAGTCCTATGATTCCAGATATGAGACTAAAATATACAGCGCTGTTTTCACCCTTATTCAGGATGACCATTACGATACAGAATATGAGAACAGTGAAGCAGATCGCCAATTGTGCCAAATACTTGACAAAATGACTATCGCTGTGGACTCCGCAACAGGATTTCCACTCTTCATTCGCATCAGTCCGTCCACGTTCAATCTGGTCCATCTATAATAGATTGGCTATTTTTTTTTTCTCAAATTTCTCGAACTAAAATCGGAATAGCTGGTATCGCCTCTGCAACGTCTTTGCCGTCCTTGTCTTCCCTCGCATCTTTCCCAAACCACAGCCATTGGAGCGAGTAGATCAAGTAGGAATTAAACATATTGTCTTCGGCGTTCCATACGCTCTGGTAAACGCAATAGGCTGGCTTCTGAGGTACGCAAAATAGGCCAGATTTCTCAGGTACTGAGTCGACAAAAGCAATCCCCTGCTTATCTAACCACCTAAGTAGGTCATCGAATGTATCCTTGGGGGCAGCTGACAGCACCAATTCAAACTTCTCCGAGGAAGTGTATCGCAATAAGATTTCGGACATTTTGGGTTCTTATAGCATACTTAATATAATTTTGTTAGAGTAAAATAATTGCACGTTATGGTGTTATTCACAGAGGCCACAGCCCATTGAACTGTAAAATCCAGCGTATTGGACACCAGCGGATTGAAGGTATTATTGACTTGCTGGGAAGTGAATCCAAACATATCATTTCCATTGTTGTATGAGAACGTGAAATTCGTGATGATTTGCGTTCCTCCCGTATAGGTGAACTGGGTAGAGATATTCCACGCTGTAGTCGCCAGTGGCACATTTGAGAGTGCGAGCAATCCCGTACTAAAGAGAGTGCCCGAATTTGTGAGCCTAAACGTGATTTGCGTATTATTGGCGTTATCGCGAAATGTGCCGCCGCAAGAAAGCTGAAAGGACATGCCTGGAGTGAAGAAACCCGCAGGAACCGTAAGAGAGCCAACGCCAGCAGGTATCAATGAGGTTTGAGCAATAGTATTGGCCACAGTTGTGGTAGATGTCGCGGAATATAGCCCAATAATTTGGGGAGACTGCCAGGCGCTAGTATTCAATCCAGTTCGAGTAATAACCTGCCCAACTGAGCCTAGAACCGTGGGAAGCGAATAAACATTTGATACTCTAACGCCGCTGCTTGATACCCTCAATTGTTCATTTCCAGCGTTATCGAAGAAGGTTTGCTGGGTGAAGTCAATGGTGTCCCGGGGTATCGTAGCAATACCATTGAACAACAGATGCGAAATGCTGGTAAGCGTCAGGCTTGCTCCGGATCTAGCTTGAGGGCCTACCAACGTGATATTATTCGCGATACACTCCAAAGCGCCATTTCCCGAGAAGTAGCTGCCAAGAACGAATGTTGAGTCGTCGTTTAAAACCAGCGAGGAGCCAGAGGGCCCGGATTGAGCCGATTGCGTAAAAAGTCTCGTAGTTGATGGAGTCATGATGAGTCTATCAATAGCGCCCACCGAAACACGCCAATCTGAGCTACCTTGAGCGATTTGAGTAGTCGGAGTGATTATGTTTAATGTTGCAGAGCTTGTGTCGATTAGTCCAGGGTTCCGCAATGATGCGCCGTTCATATCCAGCTGGGCGCCGACGAGAGTCAACAAGCCTCCGGCACCGGCGGTAATACTCGATGATAAATCGGCCGACTCAATCTTATCGGGGGCAATGATTGGGGGCAAGCCAGCAGACCAATATACGCCGCCTACTCCATCGGACGTAAGTTGCTGACCAAGTATGCCTATACCCGATGGCGATAAATTAAGCTGACCTCCGGGGACATCCAAATTTAGTTCTTTAACGGTCTGGGAGTACGCGTAAAGCCTAGATGATCGATTATCAACGTTCGCAGGCTTCAGAAGCTGCTGTATGCTCATGTCGTTCAAGTCAGTTGACTTGAACCAATTATATATAGCGCAAGAAAGTTTTCTTGAGCAGAAGAATCTTTAGAGCATAATTAATTGGTTCGAGGTGAATGCGTGTGCACGGAGGCATGTGGGGAAAACCCGCTCCGGCCCGAATACTGTGATGGAATTCTTTTCTGATTTTTCATGTGTGGGAAGGCCACGGACCCGACATCGACTTTTTTTTTTCGCAAAAGTTCCCAGAATGGC